ACATACAGGGATTTGATTTACCTGCTATAAAAAAATATTTTAAATATGATTATACAGGTGAAATATTAGATACGCTTTTATGTTCAAGATTAATATGGACTAACAGACAAGAATTAGATTTTCAAATAAAAGATGTACCACCTAAACTTATAGGTAGACACTCACTAGAAAGTTGGGGTTATAGATTAGGTTTACGTAAAGGTGACTTTCAAGAACATAATACTTTTGATGTATGGACTTTAGATATGCAAGATTATTGTGAACGTGATGTTGAAGTCACTCACAAGTTATATGATTTAATTATAAATAATAATTATTCAAAAGAAGCAATTGAACTTGAACATAAGTTTGCTTATTGGATAAGGAAACAAGAACGGTTTGGTGTTTACTTTGACGAGAGTTCTGCTGAGAACCTCTTATCTATCCTAACAAAAAGGAGACTACAGCTAGAAGAAAACCTAGCTGTAGTTTTTCCTGAGTGGCAACAATCACAAGGATATAAAAGATATAAAAGAGACAATAAAAAGAAAGGTATCAAAGCAGGAGTACCAGTAAGAATTTTTAAAACTGTAAAGTTCAATCCTAATTCTAGAGACCATATCGCTAATAGATTACAAACTCTAGGTTGGAAACCTAAACATTTTACTTCAACTGGTAAGCCAGAAGTAAGTGAAAAAATATTAAAGTCATTAGATTATCCTGAAGCAAAAGTTATTGCAGAATATTTAATGATACAAAAACGACTTGGACAACTATCAGATGGAGACCAAGCGTATTTAAAATTAACTAAAAGAGGTAAAATTTATGGACAGGTTATTACAAATGGTGCAGTCACTGGGCGTTGCACACACCACTCACCAAATTTGGCACAAGTTTGTTCAAGTGATTTACCATATGGTAAAGAACTTCGTGCCTTATTTACTGCTACTTCCAATATGGATATGTGTGGCGTTGATTTTTCTGGTTTGGAGTTGCGTGTGTTGGGGCATTACTTGTGTGTATATGACAATGGATATTTTCTTAAAACATTACTTGAAGATGATATACATACCCAAAATCAAAAATTACTCGGACTATCCTCACGTTCTAAAGCTAAAACTTTTATATATGCTTACATTTACGGTGGGGGAAATAAGAAACTCGGTGAAATACTTAACGTCTCTTATGAAGAAGCCAAAGGAATAAGAGAAACTTTTGAGAAAAAATTACCTGCATTGAAAAATTTAAAAGACGCAGTAGTATCTAAATATAGAAGAACTGGTTTTATAAATGGATTAGATAAAAGAAAACTTATATGTAGGGCAGAGCATAGTTCACTTAATACTTTAATTCAATCAGCAGGTAGTTTATTAGTTAAACAAGGAACTATTATTTTAAATGAAGAATTACAAAAAGCAGGTTTTAAATGGGGAGAAGATTATGCACAAGTACTACATATCCACGATGAAATTCAGTTTGTTGTTAAAAAAGATTTGGTTGATAAATTTAAAATTATTACAAAATCTATTTTCAAGAAAACCCAAGACCATTTTAACTTTAGATGTCCACTTGATGGAGAGATTAAAGTAGGGAGTAATTGGAGTGACACACACTAATAGATTTGACCTTGACTTAAAGTTTGGTCAAAAGAAAGAAAATGAATTACAAGAAGCGTTAGAGGGTTTGATTGAGTGCAAGGCAGATAGATTGTGTCAGAAAACAGGCAACATATTTGTTGAAGTAGAAAGTAGAGGAAAACCGTCAGGTATAAATGTGACGGAAGCTACGTATCAAGCATATTGTTTAGTTAAAGAAAAAAGAAAAAAAGATATTTGGGTTTTAATTCCTACTGATATTGTAAAAAAGATAATGGTAAAATATCCTATCAAAAAAGGTGGAGATAATTATACTTCTAAAGGACATATTATACCAAAAGAAAAATTATTAAATCTTAGTATATAATGAAAGACAAACTAAAATCTAAAATAAAATTACCACAAATAGACCCTGATGATTTTCCATATAAATTTTATATGTGTTGGTGGTCTGATATAATTTCTGATAGTGGTTGGAATACACTTAACCATATATCAAAATCAAAACCTGCAACCTGTATAACTATGGGTTGGTTAATTAGTACAAAAAATAATAAGTATGTTTTTGTTGGAGACATAAACTTTAATGATGATGGTACAGTTAATGAGGGTGGTAATTCAACAGTAATCCCAAAGTCAAACGTACTAAAACTAAAGGAGATAAAGTTATGAAAAATATGAATGAGTTCCACGCTAACAAGTTAAAGACTATGTTGGTTGATGGTGACTTACTCGCTTATAAGATTACTTCTGCATTAGAAGAAGCTATTGAGTGGGAAGATGATGTATGGACTTTACATTGTAATCTAGACCATTGTAAGCAATTTTGGAAACAATCTATTGCTTATTATATGAGACATACAAGTTCAGCTATGGCAATAATTTGTTTTTCTGATGTGTCTAACTTCAGAAAAGAATTAGATTTAGAATATAAATCTTTTCGTAAAGCAATAAGAAAGCCAGTAGCATACAAACCACTTAGACTATGGATTGAAAAAACCCATAGATGTACCAGTTTCCCATATCTAGAGGGTGATGACACACTTGGTTTATTAGCCACAGGAAAATACAAAAACAATTGTGTTATTGTCTCTGGTGATAAAGATATGAGGACTATTCCCTCTTGGCATTGCTTCATCATAGATGATAGCATTGAGTTAGTTAATAACACAAAAGCTGACCTTAACTTTTGTACCCAAGTATTAACAGGTGATAAATCTGATGGCTATATTGGGTGCAAAGGGGTAGGTTCTGTAAAAGCGTCAAGAGTACTTAATGGTAAGAAGAAACTTCCTCAAATGTGGGAAGCTGTATTAAGAGAATATCTAAATAATGGATATACTGTTGATGACGCTTACCATCAAAGTAGACTAGCTAGAATACTCAGACACGGAGAGTATGATGTTAAAAAAGAAAAACCTAAATTATGGAGTTATAAGTATGACTACTACAGAAATTTTGACGAAAGCCCAAAAGCTAGTAAGTGATGATAGAGCAAAAACTCACGGTGATAAAATAGTAAACCACGAGAATATTGCTAGACTATTTAGTGCCTATCTTACAAACAAGTTTCAAGCTGTAATTAATATAAATGCAGAAGATGTTGCACAATTGATGACGTTGTTAAAGATTGCAAGGTCACAAGCAGGGCAACACAACATTGATGATTATGTTGATGGTGCAGGTTATCAAGCAATTGCAGGGCATATTGCAGAAGCCAGACACAAAAAATCAACATTAAGTACCACTTTAGGAGTATCTAAGAATGACAAAGAGTAAAATCCCAGTAATTACTGAAGAAATGATTGATTACTTAGATAAACTTTTTCCTGACAAATGTGCTGATTTAAAAGATACAGATAAAGAAATTTTTTATAAATCAGGACAAAGGTCAGTTGTCAATCATTTAAAAGAACAATTTAAAATACAAGGAGAAAACTAATATGTGTGTTTCAGTTAAAGCCCCTGCACCACCACCTGCACCAGAGCCAATCCCTGCTACGCCACCAAGCGTTTCAGGTGCAACTACTCAGCAGACAGCACCAACTTCTGCAACAGGTGAAGCGTCAGGCAGAAACACTTCTGTTGCTTCAAGAGTAGCAAGAAGACGAGTTGGTAGAGGAAGTTTAAGAATACCTCTAGCTACTTCTGGTCTTACAAGAAGTGGTCTTAACATTCCGAGTGCATAATGGAAAGATATGAGTTTGGTAGTAATACTATCATAGATGATAAAACGTCTATTGAAAGTCAGTACCAAAAGATGGAGATTGACAGAGAGATATATTTAGAAAGAGCAAGAGATAGTGCCGAACTTACCATTCCATATCTAGTACCAGAAAAAGGTTCAAACTCAGCAACTAATTATCCTACACCTTATCAATCCGTTGGTTCTAGAGGTGTAATGAATTTAGCTAGTAAATTAATGTTAGCTTTATTCCCACCACAAGCACCATTCTTTAGATTAGATGTTGATGAGTTAGTTTATAAACAAGTACAAGGCGACCCAAGACAAAAAGCTACAATAGAACAAGGTTTAGCTAAAATAGAAAAAGCTGTAATGGACAGCATTGAAAGTAATAATGATAGAGTTGCTTTTTATGAAGCATTAAAATTATTAATTGTATCAGGAAATGTTTTATTAAAATTAACTGAAGATGGTTTAAGAGTTTACAGATTAGAAAACTATGTAGTCAAAAGAGATAATCAAGGTAAAGTTTTAAAAATTATAATTAAAGAAAGTTTATCACCTACAACACTACCAAAGAAAATTGCAGACGCTGTTGGTAATAAAATTACAGACGAACAAAAAACTATAAATTTATATACTTGTATAAAAAGAGAAAAAAATAAATTTTCTGTTATGCAAGAAGTCAAAGGTAAAGTTGTTTTTCAAACTTCTTATGACTTAGATAAATCACCTTTCATAGCATTAAGGTTCAATAGAATTGATGGTATGAATTATGGTAGAGGTCACGTAGAAAGTTATCTTGGTGACTTAAAATCTTTAGAGGGATTATCACGTTCTATATTAGAGGGTTCTTCTGCTTCAGCTAAAATGTTGCTAATGGTAAATCCGTCAGGAACAACTAGGGCTTCAGCTTTAGCCAAAGCACCTAATGGTGCAATCATTGAGGGTAGTGCAGGAGACGTTTCAGTTTTACAAGCCAATAAGTTTGGTGACTTTAGAGTAGCTTTAGAAAGTATGAATAGAATAGAGCAACGATTACAGTTTGCTTTTCTATTAAATGC